GGCTAACAAAGGTATTAACCTTTGGACAGTGGAGCAAGATCAAATTGTACTGAATACGAATCAGGCAATTTATCCACTGCCTATAGATACGATTGATATTCTGGATGCAGTTATCCGGCAATACAACGGACAGACTACTAATCAGATTGATATCAACATCAGCCGCATTAGTGAAAGTACTTATTCCACCATACCGAATAAGAACGCTTATGGTCGTCCGATTCAGATGTATGTGGATCGTCAGACAGGTAATATCCCTGCTGTCCCACAAACAACTTTAGCTTCAGCGATTGGGGCTACGGATACTACAATTACGCTAACTTCTGTAGCTGGATTACGTACTACAGGGTTTATCAATATTGATAATGAAACGATTGGCTATCAAAACATCGTAGGCAATCAGATTCTTAACGCATGGCGCGGGCAGAACAACACTACAGCAGCGTCTCATGCTGCAAGTGCTAATGTATATATTAACTATCTCCCTGCTGTTAACGTGTGGCCTACTCCAAATAGTCCGGGTAATCAGTATACGTTTGTGTATTACCGTATGCGCCGTATGCAGGATGCAGGTAATGGCGTAAATACCCAAGATATTCCTTTTAGACTTATTCCTGCTTTAGTTGCAGGGTTAGCCTATCATTTGAGCATGAAGCTTGAAGGGGTTGAACCTCAACGTATTTTAGGGTTAAAGCAGGTATATGATGAGACGTTTGACCTAGCTGCACAGGAAGACCGCGAAAAAGCTGCTGTACGTTTTGTGCCTCGTAACTTGTTCTACTATAACTAGTCATGCCTAATAAATACGCCTCCGGTAAATATGCGATTGCCGAGTGCGACAGATGCGCGTTTCGGTATAAGTTAAAAGAGTTGCGTATTCAGACTCTAAAAACAAAACCATACCGCGTTAAGGTGTGCCGTAATTGTTGGGACCCCGACCATCCGCAGTTACAGCTTGGCATGTATCCTGTAAATGATCCACAGGCAGTGTTTGAACCTAGACGTGACGTAAGCTATTACATGTCAGGGAATAATGGGTTAGCTACTAATCCTTATGATACTAACCAAAACAATGTAGATAGTTTTGGATACCCAGAAGGTGGTAGTAGGGTGTTCCAGTGGGGGTGGAATCCTGTAGGCGGTGCAAGTGGATTTGACTCAACTTTAACGCCCAATAATTTGATCTCTCAAGGTCAGACGGGTACAGTCACAATATCAACAACTTGAGGTGTAAAATGGCTAAAAAAGACATGGACAAAGCAGAAGATCGTAAAATGATGAAAGAAGATGAAGCGGAAGATAAAAAGCTCATCAAGAAAGCGTTCAAGATGCACGATAAGCAAGAACACAAAGGTAGCAAGGGTACTAATCTGTCTAAACTTGCTAAAGGTGGTGTTACTTCTGGGCAAGATAAAGCCGTGGGTCGTAATTTAGCTCGCGTTGCTAATCAAGGGAGCAAGAAATGAAGAACAATAAACCTGCGAGTGCGTATGCTAAACCTCATACAATGGCTGGAGCGTCGATTGACGGCACTGAAGTCATGGAGCAAGGCGAATATTCCACCACTAAGTCCGCCAGAGAAGCTGGCGTATCTGATCCTATTCCTAACGGGGTTAGCTTTGGTACTTGCAAAGAGCCTAAGTCTTCTGGCATAGAGATGCGTGGATACGGTGCAGCGACCAAAGGTAAGATGTCCAGAGGACCGATGGCCTAATGAATTACGAAACGCTCTACAATACGATTCAAGCGTATGCTGAGAACACGGAAACCCTGTTCGTAGCAAATATTCCTGTATTTATACAGGAAGCAGAAGAGCGTATTTATAATACCGTTCAACTTTCTTCTCTTAGAAAGAACGTAACGGGTGTGGCTACAGCAAATAATTCATATCTTTCGTTGCCTAACGACTACCTATCTTCGTTTTCCGTTGCGATAATTGATTCTAGCGGTAACTATAGCTATTTACTCAATAAGGATGTGAACTACATTCGTGAAGCATATCCAAACCCTACAAGCACGGGTATGCCTAAGTACTATGCTTTGTTTGGCCCCCAGTACTACAACATTAATGAGCTATCTTATATTCTTGGTCCTACACCTGATCAAAGCTATAACTTAGAGCTTCATTATTTTTATTACCCTCCTACGATTGTTCAAGGGCAAATTACAACGTTATCCATCACAAATGCAGGTACAGGGTATACCAATGGGGTATACCAAAATGTGCCTTTTACAAATGGTAGTGGGGCTAACGCAAGCGGCGATATTTTAGTTGTAGGTGGGGCTATTACTTCTGTAACGCTTAAGTTTGGCGGTAATTTTTATGTGGTAGGGGATGTACTTTCGTGTGCTTCGTTAGGCGGCACGGGTACTAACTTTGCCATAACTGTTACAGCGGTTTCTAATTCTACGGGTACAAGTTGGCTTGGCGATAACTACGACCCCGTGCTGTTATATGGCGCTATGCGCGAAGCTATGTTGTTCATGAAAGGTGAACAAGACTTAGTAAGTTACTATGAGAATAAGTATCAAGAGGCAGTGAGCCAGCTTAATCGTCTTGGTACAGGTCTTGAGCGTGGCGATGCTTACCGCGACGGACAAGCTAGATTTAAGGTTAATCCATGACAATCGCCCAAGGCCTTACGACTTCATTCAAACAAAACTGCTTATCTGGGCTAGTAAATTTTGCTGTAGGCACTTCTTACGTTTACAAGATTGCGTTGTACACGGGTAATGCTTCGTTAGATAACACAACCTCTGCGTATACTACTGCTAATGAAGTTTCAGGTACAGGGTATACAGCAGGGGGGCAGGTGCTAACAGTTATACCCCCAATGTCTAGCAATTCAGCTAACGTTGCTTATGTATCGTTTGCTTCTGCTGTATGGAGTCCCGCAGCGTTTACTTGTAGAGGAGCGCTTATCTACAATAGCACTACGGGCGCTTCAGTTTGTGTGTTAGATTTTGGGGCAGACAAAACTTGCTTAACATCTTTCACAGTCACTTTCCCAACAGATGATTCATCGAACGCTATTATCAGATTAAGTTAAAGGAGCTTTTCATGCAAAACGAATTAGCAAGCTGTGGCGATACCGCCGAAATTGCGTTAAACGCAAACGTAATGATCCCTGAAGGTGTGGGTGTAGAAGGCTACTGGAATGTTATCTGCCGCGATGCAGCGGGTAATGTGAAGTGGACTGAAGAGTTCCCCAATCTGGTTGTGGCTGTGGGTAAGCAGTTGATGTTGGATACCTTGCTGAAAGGTTCTAGCTACTCTGTTACTGGTCCTTACCTTGGTTTGACCAACGCAACCTTGTCTACTGCTGCAACCGATGTGATGTCTACCATCGTTCCCTCGAAAGAGTTCACCGCTTACACCGTAGGTGGTTCTGCTGTGCGTGGTACGGCTGTATTTGGTTCAGCAACCTCTACAGGTTCTTCACCTTCCAACGTGACTTCCTCAACTGCATCAGGTATTACCTACACCATTACTGGTGCGGGTGGTACGGTGTATGGTTGTTTCTTGGTATTGGGCACTGGCGCAGTTAGCACCCAAGGCAGCACTGCGGGTACTCTGTACTCAGAAGGTAACTTCGCTGTTGCTAAAGCCACCACTGCTGGTGACACTGTAACTGTAACCTATAGCACCACTGCAACTTCTTAAGATACTGATTTAAAAATACTCTTTAGGGGTAGGTTATGGCTTTAGTTATTAATGATCGCGTCCGTGAAACGACCACGGTTACGGGTACGGGTACTGCTACGCTTTTAGGAGCAGTTACTGGCTATCAGTCGTTTTCGGTTATTGGTAACGGCAACACCACGTTCTACACGATTGCAGATCAGGGTGGCCCCAACTGGGAAGTAGGTATTGGTACATGGAGTACGGGAAACACACTGGCACGGACGACAGTGTTGTCTTCTTCCAACGGTGGATCTTTGACCAATTTTACATCTGGTACGAAGGATGTATTTTGTACATATCCTTCTGAGAACGCCGTTTTTAAAGACTCCAACAGCAACATATCAGCAAACAGTTTTATCCCCGGATGGGCGTCTACAGCAACTGCAGCAGGGACAACTACGCTCACGGTAGCAAGTGCGTACTATCAGCGCTTTACTGGTACGACCACCCAAACGGTTGTATTGCCAAGTGCTACAACAGTTGCACTCGGTCAGGGCTTCATTATTGATAATGATTCGTCTGGAACAGTGACCTTGCAGGATGGATCGCTTACCCCGATCACAACGATTGTTTCTGGCATGGCAGGATTTATATTCTGCGAAAACAATGGTTCTACCGCAGGTAGCTGGTCTGGGTATCAGTTTGTTCCGGGTGCTGGACCATCCGGTGCAGTCACTTGGGGTACGGCTGGATTGGTCATGGGTGGTGGAGCGCTCTCAGGCGTGTCTACTGCGACCGTTACAACATCGGCAACTGTTCCTACCATCTATGGTGGAACGACCGCTTCATCTACGCTCACAATACAGTCTACGAGTGGGGCAGGTACAACGGATTCTATTGCACTTAAGGTAGGCAACGCAGGTGCGGTAACGGCCTTGAGTGCAGCGACAACAGGTATTGTTTCGTTCCCCACCACGGGTGCAGTATTGTTGCCTAAAGGAACGACCGCACAGGAGCCAACAGGCGTTGCGGGATACTTGCGGTTTAACACGGACACAAGCCAGTTTGAGGGCTACAACGGAACGGCATGGTCATCGGTCGGTGGATCGGCGATCAGCAATGACACTTCGACTGCATCAAACTTATACCCTATCTTTGTAACGGCAACGTCTGGAACGGCGCTGAACGTTTACACATCGAACGCAAAATACTTGTACAAGCCTTCTACGGGCGAACTGCAAGCACCAGAACTGATTGCGAACAACGGTTTGATTTTGAATGCTACAACGATTTCAAATAGTTACGTGATTCCATCGGGTAATAATGCGATGTCAGTGGGGCCGATTACGATTGCAACAGGCAAATCAGTGACGGTCAGTTCGGGGCAACGCTGGATAGTAATGTAAAAAGGATAAAACATGGCTTCAATACTCAGTGCTGGTACGACTAGCTCCACCGGATTAGTTGCGACTGCTGACACAAGCGGTGTGCTGCAACTTGCCACCAACAACGGTACGACTGCGGTAACTGTAGATACTAGCCAGAACGTGGGGATTGGTACGAGTTCGCCAGCACAAAAATTACAAGTTAATGGAACGATTCTGTCTGGTGCAACTGGAACAGATGGACAAACGCAATATGCACGTTCAAGCGATGGTGCCGCAGCAGCATCAGTCGGTTATTTAACCGCAACAAGTGAAGTAAAAATTAACAACGCCATTTCTGGGCCAATGACGTTTTATACCGCCAACACAGAACGCGCCCGTATCGACTCCAGCGGTAACCTATTTGTTGGCGGTACTACACAAAACACTGCAAATAACCCTGTTTATTCAAAAACAACTGCAAAAGCATGGGTAAACTTTAGTGATAATGGAACCACTTGCACAATCAATCAATCATTTAATGTTGGAAGTATTACTAGAAATTCAACTGGAAATTATGGTGTAAATTTTGCAACTGGAATTTCAACTTCAAATTCTTGTGCGATAGCAAATGCAAGTAACAATGATTCTGTAAATGCTGTTGGTTTTATTAACGGTGTAAATTCTTCTACAACAAGTGTGCAAGTAATTTCTTCACTTCAAGCCAAATACTGTTCTGTTGTAGTTTTTGATTAAGGATTAAAAATGAGTCAAATTATTGTTTACACACATAAAAAATCCGATGGATTTGATGGTATTGCAG